TAGATAATAAACGTGATCAGATGGTGGCACAACAGCAACAGTCTGAACAGGCTATGGCAGAGCAAGCTAATGCAATACAACAGCAAGCTATGGCAGCTGAAGCAACTATGAATCAAGAGGAATTACGTATAAAAGAAGAAGATTCTATACGTAAATCTGAGACGCAACTCGAGATAGCTCGCATGGGCATGGATGAAGGAGGAGAAGACTTTTCTAGTAACGAACCAAGTTCAATAGATGTAGAGTTAGAGCAAGCTAAGATAGCTATACAACGTAGAAAGATGGAACAGGATAATTCTATTAAACAAAAGCAACATTCAGAAACAGTCCGTAAGAATCTTAAAGATGAAGAATTAAAAGCAGAAGAGATTGCTATACGTAGGAAAGTCGCTAATAAACCGGTTAGTAAAACAACTAAGAAATAAAAATGAAGAAAGTAGAAGAAAATAAGAAGTCCTTCTTCGGTGGATTCGAAGCCATAGTAAACGAACTTAACCCTCAGAAGGTAAGTTCAGGTTCTAAAAATAATCCCGAAGACGATGATGATTTTGTTGAAACAGTTGACGAAATTGGTGTTACGAAGGTAGAAAAAGAATACGACATTGTAGACCACGAAGATGTGGAAGAAGAAATTGAGAATAATATAGAGGAAGAGGAAGAAACTGTAGTTAATGAAGAAGAGGAAGAGGAAGTATCTGCTGTAAGTACCGGCGCGGAGTTGGGCGAATATGAAAAAGAAGTAGTTGATTTTTTCTCTGATAAATTCTCTAAAGAACTAGGATGGCAGTTTGAAGAAGACGACAAACCGAAAACAGTTGCTGATTTAGTATCTTTAATGAATACTATAGTAGAAGAAAGTTCTAAGCCAACTTTTGCTAATGATGATATTGCTAAAATGAATCAATTTGTAACTGATGGTGGAGACTTAAAAAAATTCTATAAAGACACTTACGGGAGTTTTGACCCAGAAATTGTAAGCATTGAAAGTGAAGATATACAGAAGAAAGTACTTAAAGAAAATTTCACAAGATTAGGATATACTCCTGAGAAAGCTGAAAGGTTTATTACAAGGTATGAAGACTCTGGAACTTTACAAGAAGAGGCTGAAGATGCGTTAGAAGAGTTGAAAGAACATACAGAGAAACAAGCAGATAAGCTATTAGCTGACCAACGAAATGTGAAGGCCGAGCATGTAAAAACGCAACAAAAGTTCTATACTGACGTACAAGACAATATAGGGAAGCTAGATTCTATACGTGGTATTCCAATTCCAACCAAAGAAAAGAAGGAACTCTTAGAGTATATCTTCAAAACTGAGGCTGATGGGATGACAAAATATCAAAAAGATTATGCCAAAGATTATAAGAATTTAATAGAGTCGGCATACTTTACAATGAAAGGAGATTCCCTAATACAAAAAGTAACTCGAAAAGCGACTTCTCAAGCTGCAAAAACCCTACAGGAAAAACTGGCCAACAAAGGTAAAAGGACAAAAAACAGCGGAGGAAATATAGAAGGAAGTCAAGGTGCTAACCTCTCTGCATGGGGAGTCGTAAGCAAACAATTGAGAGACTCTAGTTTTTAATAAATAAACATAACATCAAATTAAAACGCACGGAAAATGGCAATGGAAAATAATATTTTGAATTCATTAGTACTTTACCGCTCTAAGCGTTTTTCAGATCTTGTTGAGGAAAATATGCTTGCACAAGCATTGTTAACAAGGCCTTACGAAGTATCAACAGTTGTATCTTACATTTTCGGTAAATACGAAAACAGTACACTTGACTTCCTAACTATGGGTCTTGGTAAAACACTTACCATTGAAAATAGGCAATATGAATGGCCTGTCATGATTGAATCAGACAAAGCTATTACTATTAAATCTTCGAAATGGAACAGTGCTGCAATTACTGCAAACTTAACTCCTGGATTGAATGGCTCCCCTGTCCAAATATGGGTAGGTGAGAAATGGTTCGGACCTGGTACTATTGTCGCTTTCGACGATAGAGAATTCCAAGCTAGAATACAAGGTGAACCTTATCAGGATGGCGCTGATTGGGTATACACTATTGTAGTAGCTAATGGAAAACCAGAATCCTATATACCTCCATCACTCCTTGCAGCTGGAAAACAAATTAGTAGAGAAGGTAGTGCTTACGAAGAATACAGCGAAGAAGCTGATATCGTTAACTATCAGACCCCATTTAAACTCAGGAATCACCTGACAACGATGAGGCTGCAGTACGATATAACAGGCGACGCTGTTTCATCAGTCATGGTAATAGCCATGAAAGACCCAAGTTCAGGTAAATCATCTTACTTGTGGTCAGACTATCAGGAGTGGAGAGCACTCCGTCAGTGGAACGAGACCATCGAACGCTATAGTGTATACTCTAAGTATAACGCTAATGCTGATGGTACTACTGACTTAATGGGTACAAACGGACGTCCTGTCTATATTGGCGCAGGTTTGCTCGAGCAAATTGCTCCTGCTAACAGAAGGTATTACACCACACTGACTGCTGATATTCTTGATGAATTCCTGTTTGACCTATCATACAATATCCTGGGTACTAACGAACGTAAGTTTGTAGCTCTTACAGGCGAAATGGGTATGAAAGAATTCGACCGCGTACTTCGCGAAAAAGCATCAACATATACACTTGTTGATTCTAAATTCGTTACAGGTACAGGTCAAGACCTTTCTCTTGGTGGACAGTTTACAACTTATAAGATGCTTAACGGCATTGAGTTGACACTGAAACACTTCCCAATGTACGACAATATTGTCTACAATCGTAAATTACACCCGGTAACAGGTAAACCTCTCGAGTCATATCGTTTCACTATCATAGATATTGGATCTCGTGACGGAGAAGCTAACCTAGTTAAAGTTGTACGTAAAGACCGTGAAATGGTCATGTGGTATGTTGGTGGGTCTGTTGCTCCTGGAGCCGGACACTCTAAATCTGCTACTACACTTAGGTCTAACGCAAAAGACGGTTACACAGTTAACTTCTTATCAGAGCAGGGTATCATGCTTAGATTCCCTAACTCGAGCGGAGAATTAATTTGTGATGCTGACTAGGTATCGCAAATAATATGAAATAATATGTGATATAGTGTAACCTTTTAGTTTATTTTAAAAATCTCATGTTCCGTAGGGTGGTAGTTTTCTACCACTTTACGTTTGAACATTAGGTTGTACCGTTAATAACGAGGAGAACTTAATATGCAAGCAATAATTAAAACATTAAACACAAACCCATGGTCGGGCGTAAAACAGTATAAAAACTGTAACACATCCATTGCATCATACTTCACAAGGACAGGTAATAGATATACCGGCCTTTCAAAAGAAGATGAGGCGAGACTAGGCGAGACCCTTAGGATAGACTTAGCGCCAACATCCCCATTCTGGATTACATTCCATATAAAAATGGGGACTAAAGACCTGGTGATTGATACAACAGACCCGTATGATGAACTGAAGTATTTGTTTCTAAAAAGCCATAAGCGAGTAGCTGACGGTTTAGCTGACAATAAAGCCACTGCTAACTATGTAATAGTTAACGAGGAAATGGAAGCAAAAGAAATGAATAAGTTCAGTCAATTAAAACGTAGAGCACTTAGAGAGTTTGATAAAATGTCTATAGGGGACATGCGCAAATGTCTTAGAATTCTAGGACGTAATGCTGAAGAAACCAGTGCCGAGATAGTTGAACAACGTCTCAACGATTATATTGAAGCCGATCCACTAATGTATATGGAGAAGTGGGTAAATAACAAACGAAAAGATGCAGAATTTCTAATTCAAGAAGCGGTTTCAAAGAATGTTATTCGGAAGAATAAAAACATATACAAATACGGAACTGATATCATAGGACATAACTTGGAGGCAGCAGTCGATTATATCGAAGATGTTACAAACCAAGACCTTAAATTTGCGATTACGCAAGAAACTAATGCAAAATAATGACGATTGATCAAATGCATTTAGCAGTTAAGCTGGGCCTGGATAAAACCGAAGGCCTAGCATATGCTGCTTTTGAAGTAGAAGAAATAGATTGGTGGCTTAACGAAGCTATTGATCGTTTTATTAAGACTAGGTATTCTGGTACCAATGTAAAACGCGAGTCGTTTGAACAGTCACAGAAACGTACAGATGATTTACGTACCTTGGTTTCTGAATGTAGGATTGCTGGTGGTTCTGTGCAAACAGGAGATACTGACAAGCCTAATTCTTATTTAATAGCTGTGACTGACTTTCCTGATGATTACTTAATATTCTTGAATGATGAAGTATCTATCATCTTTGATAACGAAGTTACAAGCGTTTCTACTACATTAAGAACTTACCCAGTACCTTGTACGTCTGACATGTATAGCGCGTCTATAAACGACCCGTACAGCGAACATCGTTTGCACATGAGTACAGCCAGACCTCTTCGTATGTTTACGGAGAAGGGGGTAGAACTTATAACAGATGCAAATTATACAATACCTTATTATTACATGAAATATCTAAGGAAGCCTGCAAGGGTTAACTTAGCTCTTACAGCTGCACAAACTGCAGCAACCTCTGACATCGAGGAAGATATTACTTATTTAGTAAGTGATAACGATGTTGTTTATAATGGAGTAACATATGTAGCGGCAACTTCTTTTTTAGGAGTAGCAGGTATTTCTGTCTTTACAGGAGCCGGCACAGCCACACCACAAATTGCACATTGTGATTTACCAGACCATACTCACAGAGAAGTTGTTAACTTGACTGTCAAAATACTGGCTGGTAATATAGAATCACAGGGTTATCAAGTGGAAGTTGCAGAACTTGCCCAAAACGAATAATTTTTAATATACACAAAATCATACAAAAATGATAACAAAACCAACTACAGTTCTTATTGGAACTGCTCTTGCATGGGATGCAACAGGTTGTGCTGATAATGCAGACTTTACAACCTTTATTGCTCCTGCTAACGCTGTACCAGGTACAGTAACTTTACTTCAGAAAGATTTTTCTGTTTTTCCACAAGCTGGAACAATGACAACTTCCGATATAATTTATGCTGCTCAGATTCTTTCAGATACTTACGATTATACCTCAGAAGATGGTACATCTGTATCTGTGACTGCTGCACATAAAGTAAAACTTTCTGCTCCTATCAACGGTAACTATATTATAAGTGCTGCTGGTAAGAAATATGACGCTAAAGGCGAACAAACTACAACTTTTACAGATGCTGCTTGTGCAGTCGTTGTTGGAACAGAATTAGTATTACGTATAGTGTACAAAGACTTAGATGAACATCCTGGTCAATTTGCACATTCATACCACTACACAATTCCAACAGGTGCAACTACAGCTACTATAAATGCAGCTCTCGTTGCTAAGATAAACAAGCATACAGGACGTAGAGTAACAGCTTCTGGGACTACTACATTAATCCTTACAGCTCGTGAAATCGCCGATTGTTGCACTACTCTTACAGACATTAATGAATTCAGACAGGTTCGTTTCGAAGCTTTCTTGAATTACATAGATGCTGACGGCTATCCTACAGAGTGGGGTGCTACTGTTGCTACTACTGCAGCTGATGCAGGAAGTGGAAACTGGGAGCAAATTCGTGATTTAGAAAAATGGGCTTTAGGTTATAAAGGAATTACAAACTTTACTAATTTCCCAGTACCTTCTGCAGTTAGTAACCGATACACAGTTGTTGATAATACTTATGATGTGTTTACTATCGAAAGTAATGTTTCTTACAAGGCTCCAGATAATAACTACACTAAACTTACACCAGTAACTACAGTTATAGCTATTGCTGTAGGTTCTACACAAGGTGCTTCTATACAGACAGCACTGAATGCATGGTTAGTTACAACACCTACAATGATTGTACCAGCTGATTGGACAACCTAATCACTAGTATAATATAAGTAAATAGTTAAAATGGGCGGATCAATAGTCCGCCTTTTTTACTTTTAATAAATAAAATATTAAATAAATGGCATTATCACCAACATTATCATATACTGAAAGGAATGATAATAAACTATTGACACTTACTGATACAACTACATGGGGGGCACCTGAGATTGAAGTATCAGGTATTACATCTTTAACTTTAGATATAACAATTACAACTTCTGATACGACAGTTACGGAGTATACTACAATAGATTTGTATGCTTTAAACTCAGGTTCGTTTACTTTACAGTCAGAGTTGGTGTTTGAACTGAATGCTTCAATGTTATTGGTTGGAACTGCTCCTTTAGGCACTTCTGATACAGAATTACCAGATGGTGTTTGGAGTATTACATATACTGTTAATGCTGAACCGCCTCTAGAGGAAGATATCCTCATAGACGGGATAGTTAGAAACGGAGTATACGAACTGTTAAGAACATTACCTACAACATATAACTGCACTGAATGTAAATCAAAAGAAGTGTTAGATATCATATATACTTATGGTTGTTTGAATGTATTACGTTCTGATGCTTACGCAGCAAAAACAGAAGAACTTATAAGTTTATTATTTACAATAGAAAGATTAATCGCAAATGGGAGTCGTTACACTTGGTAGTCCATCCTTTGACCCTACACCTTTAGCAAGTAGTACTGTTACTACTTCAGGTGCGCCTGTAAAAGTAGTTGGTGGTAGTGCATCTACCGCTATGATTAGTGAATCTGATCCTATATTTACAGCCTGGGATAGAAGTACTGGTATTACTATAAACTCAACACAAATAACATCTGATAGTGCTGACATAGTACCTTTAGGGTTAGCATGCCCCTCTCAGGGTATTACTGTGGGTACACAGTCTGCGTACGTAACACTTGCGTGGACAGCCATATCTAGTAGTACTTTTAGTCACTACAGATTACGTTATAAAAGAAATTCATTTTCTGTATATACTTATTTAAATATATACACCGTTAACACAACCCTTATTGAAGGGTTAGTGCCTAACACGTTGTATGATTTCAGTATAGCTTCTGTTAATACCACAGGTGTTGTATCTGCATACAGTGCAAATGTTCCGGTAACTACTTCGTTAGACAGTACTTTACCAGCAACTATTACGGGAGTATCTGCAACTGCAGGTATAAAATATGTATTATTAAAGTGGACTGCTGGTGGGGATGCTGATATAGCATCATATAATATATACAGATATACATCTGACAGTAGTGGTTCTTCGTCTAAAGTAGGTAATACATCAGGTACTACTTTTATAGATGGTGGATTAACTGCAGGCGTTGCGCAGTTTTATTGGATAAAAGGTGTAGACACTTCAGGTAATATAAGTGCTTCTTACTCATCAACAGTAAATGCTACCCCAACAGTTGACTTTGATCAGACAGCTTTAGAGACTGCGTTGGGTGCTGATTTAGGAGATTTGGCTATTATAGACCCTATAACTGGTTATATAGGTGCTGGTACAGTTGGTACTTTACAACTAGATACTGGTGCAGTAGAGGCAGCTAATATACATAGTGGTGCAGTAACCGCAGCAAAATTAAATGTTACAGCTATTAGTGCTACAGGCGATTTAAATATCAATACTGTTGGTACTACTCAAATAAGTACTAGTGCAATAACACATGCTTTATTAGCTAATGATGCTATAGAAGCAAATAATATAGCAACTGGTGCTGTTACAGGTCCTGCTATAGAAGCTAGTGCAATACTAGCTGGTCATATAGGTGCTGGGCAGGTTGTAGCTACACACATACTTACAGGCGCATTAGAAGCAAGGCACATAACTTCTTTTAACTTTATGGTTACTGAAGGTACGTTTACAAGTAACTCACCAACTGCTGGTAAAGTAGCGTGGGCTGGTTGTAAAGTAGTATATGACGGTGTTGAGTACACTATAGTAGACGGTAGTTGTTTAGCAACAGATGTTTATATCTACTGGGAGTATCCTACTGGTGTTTATCCAGATGATGGAACCACTTTTTCTACATCAGCGACATTACCTACTTTAGGTGATAATGATTTTATAGTTGCTACTAACGATAGTGGAACATATTTATTAGCTTGGAACTCTACTATAATTAATGGTAATAGACTAACAACAGGGTCAGTAACCGCTACTCAAATTGGGGCTGGGGCTATTATTGCAGGTAAGATAGAGGCCGGGACAATAGTAGCAGCAGATATTGCAGCGAGCACTATTACAGCAGATAAACTTAATACGTATAATTTTCAATTAATAACAGATGATACCTTCTTAGCCGAACTGCCTACCGCAAATCAAATATCGTGGATAGAATGTGAAGTAATGTATAATGGTACTAAATCTACTGTTGTAGCAGGTGCTTGTGATGTGGGGGATATATTTATTTATTGGCAACCTAGTAATCCATTAGTTTTTGGTCATGCTACAGTTTTACCAGCTACAATTAATGATTCATTTTTAGTAGCAACAAATGGTAGTAGTAATTATAATGTAGGTACACCAGTATACGCGTGGAATAATTCATCTATAGACGGCAATAGAATTATAACAGGTTCACTTCACGCTACAACTATTACAGCTGGTAGTATTACAGCAAATCAAATAGCTACTAATGCTATCACACTTAGTGAAATAAACTTTGTTCCGGTTGTAGAGGGGAATGTTATAGCTAAAATAAATGCTTCTGCAGAAGGGATTAATATTACTGCAGATAGGTTGACTTTAAGTGGTACAATATCTGCAACTGGTGGGGATATTGGTGGTTGGGATATAAGTGCTAATTCTATATATAAAGGTACTGAAACTCTTGGTAATGGCTATAGTCCTAATGGTATAACAATATCGGCTGATGGTAGTATACATGCTGAAAAATTTTATATTAATGTTGATGGTACTTGTACTTTTAGTGCAACCAATCCAATATTAGATGGTATAAGAAATACAGTGTTTGAAATTGGAGTTTGGAATATGACTGCTACAGATCATATTGATATTGCCCATGGACTAGCAGACCATACTAAAATTAGAAATGTAGAAGTTATTTTAATTGGAGATGATGGGATAAGACTTTCTTTGTTTCATATGAGTGGTGGATATTGGCAGGCAAATGCTACAAATATTGTTCTATGGAGACAAAGTACTGGAGGGGATGGTTATGGGCCTATATTTTATAACAATGCTACATTTGACGGAGCTTCTGCAAATCGTGGTTATGTAACAATGCAATACGAAGTTTAAAATGGCAAGTACACTCACACAAGTTAATAATTATATATCATATATAAGATCTGGTATAGCAGACTATGTTGATACAGTAATATTAAAAGAACGATTAGGTCATACTGATATGTTCTGTGAACGACAGAAGGTGATATTACTATCAGCATATCTAGATTGTATAGTTGATTATTTTGATACTTTTGTTTCAAGTTCTGGGGTAACAGTATATGATGAATATAATTTCTTTGATACTGATGAAATAAGAGATATAATGCAACATATTAATTCTATCTCAAAAACTTTTTATATGATAACTTTATAATATGGGGACTTTTTCTGATCTTACTAATAAACCTACTACTTTATTTGGTTTTGGGATAACAGATGCAGTCTGTATAAGAGATATATTGAGATATCCAGGTATTACTATTATACAACAGAACCTTGATGAGTGGAATGAAGCATATAGTTGGGGAGATCATAATGGAAGATACAGACCGATAGGATGGGTTCCTAGTTGGAATGATTTATACGACATACCTGGAAATCTAGGTGGTGGTAGTGGTAGTGGTGGTATTGTTGATCATAATGATTTAAATAAACTTGATTATGCTAGTGCAGGACATACTGGTTTTGCGTCAATAAGTTCACCCATATTTACAAGTAAGGTTACTACTCCTTTATTAAAAGTAACTACAAATGCAGCAGCTGGTAAGATGCTTATATCTGATGCAGGTGGTGATTTATCATATCTTACAGCCGGTGCTACAACTCAAATACTTGTAGGTAATGGTGCAGGAAATCCTGTATGGACAACTGCAACAGGTACAGGTGCTCCTGTTAGAGCAGGAAGTCCTACATTTACAGGTACAGTTAGTGCTGATATAATTACAACAACGGGTATAATAACTGGAAAGGCGTTTAGAACAACAAATTCTAATGATTTAAGTTTATTAATAAGAAGGGGTGGTAGTAATGCTTTGTATGTTCAACAAGTAGACGCCACAGGTGAAATTGCTTCGTTTAGGTATAATAGTGCTACAGCCGGTGCTGGTACAGAAGTAATGGCAATTGGCCATAATCTGGTAACTGTAAACGTGCCTTTAATAATGTCAAATAATAATTATATTGGGCAAACAGCTGGTCCAACACTTACATTTGATGATACAAATAATTATCTTGAAATAACTGGTTGTAATGTAGGATTTGGTTTTACTGCACCGTTGTCAAAACTTGCAATTGATGGGGGTCTTCATGTAGGTGGTGAAAGTGATGCAGGGGATAATAATATACTACTTGATGGTTATATCAGATCATCAGTAACGCCCTATGTCAGTCAGACAACAGGTTGGAACATATCACAGGAAGGAGCAGGAGATTTTAGATATTTATATACAGATGAACTTCATGCAAAAGCATTTATAGCAGACCTTGAACAAGCACTTGCAGGCGGTCAGATAATATGTAAATCAGTAGCTCCTTTAGCTGCAATATTTACTATCCCTGCAGCGGAGGCAAATGCTACTTTAGTAGTTGAATCATTCAAAGGATTTGATACTTTTAAAGTATTTGTAGATGGAGATATTATTCGATTACGACAATTTGCTCGAACAGGCACTGCATTAAATATTACAAATACATGGGGGACAGTAGTTTTTGTTAGTGAAGATACAGATATACACACACAAACATATACTTTCACAAGATCCGCTGCACCAAATGCAGGAGCTGCAACTCCCGGACAAACAATAGGTATTGGTGTTTTAGCATTAGATTATGGAACAACAGGAAATGGTTTTCTTGAAAGTAATGCCATAGATGGTAATATGGCAGAAAATTCTCCTTATCAACAATCTGTAATATGGACGGGGCATCCTGCAACTGGCTTAACTATTAAAAGCAGACTTGGTAATTTAGAGGGATTAGCAGGATATGATATTGTCCCAGCTTCTCCGGGATATGGGTTGTATTCAGATAATGTTTATTTGAGAGGTAAAATAATAATATCTAATCCATCAGATATTGACCAGACAACTTTAACAAATGCAGCAGCAGCAGGAGCAGATGTCACAGCAACACATCAGGCAGCTTCAATAGCAGGTCAGGCAGCCACGGCCACTAGTTCAGATTTTGCAGCAGTAACAGGTGCAACAAAACCGGCAAATAATGCAACAGTAGGAGCTATCTGGGGAACTAATTTAACTGATATACCCGGAACATTAGGTGCTCCGGCAGGTAGTGGTTTGTTTTTGAGCGCAACACACATGGGATATTATACCGCCGATGCATGGAAAACATTTATAAAAAGCGATGGTACATTTGCCTTTGCTGGGGATGCTAATAATTATGTCACATGGAACGGTACAACACTTGCTATTAAAGGTAATATAACAGCTACAACAGGTTTAATCGGTGGATATACTATAGGTGCTCATACATTAACAACCACAGGAGCAGGAATAGGTGATAGTACTCAAGGATATGCATTCTGGGCAGGTAGTGATACACCCGCAAGTGCAGAGTTTAGTGTTACCCACGCAGGTGCAATAAAAGCTGAAAGTGGTGTTATAGGCGGTTGGACATTAGCCGCTACAACATTAACAGGTGGTTCTGTTACTTTATCCAATACAGGGTATGTTTCAGCAGGTACAGGGAATGATATTGCTTATATGTCGGCTGCAGATGGTACATATAGATTTTGGGCAGGTAATGCTACTGCTGCTTCAGCACCATTTAGGGTTACTAAATTAGGTGCATTAACAGCTACAGGAATTGCTGAATTAGGAACAGCAATACAAGATTATGGTGGACCTGATTTTGGTTTAGCAATTAAAGGGTCCGATATTTATGAAAATGCTTATAATGGAGATAATAGTGTTTTACATATAAATAGAGTAGGTCATGCAGGAACAACTGATCATTATAGAATTTGTCATATATATGATGGTAAAGGAAACTCTATGGTACAAATAGGGGGGGGTACTCCTACGGCATTGTTTGGGGTAACCTGTCTTGTTGAAGTTGGTGGAATATTCCAGACAGATGGGGTTGCACGTTTAACTGATGAAGTAGTTATTGGAGGAACTACAGCAAATGCTTATGCACAATTAGACTTACAATCAACAACTAAAGCATTTATCTTTCCAAGGATGACAGCAGCAGCTATAGTTAACCTTACACCAGTGGCAGGAATGGTTGTGTATCAGACAGATGGTACAAACGGGTATTATGGATATACAAATACATGGAGAAGATTAGATTAAACGTAAAACAATTAATAAATATATTTATTAAATGAACATAAGTAAGAGATTCTTAGCAATGTGTATAGTAGAATAAAAAATAATAAAAAATAATAAGATGTTCAAAACAATAATGGGTAGTGTAACTACCATAGGTGCTGGTGGTCTACATTGGTTAGTAGAGTTGAAACCTGAGATAGAGATGTTGTCTTTATGTGTTAGTGTAGTAGTAGGAATACTAACCGTTATATATATAATAGAACGAATATTTAAAAACAAATAAATACTAAACAAAATGATTAATGAAAATATAATTAGAACACCAGGTGGTAAGTATGTTAACTTCATACCAAACCAAGCATATGCTGTAACACCCCACGACACAACCGAATTTCAATACGGTTTACTATACGTGGGTGTAGGTGGCGATGTAGTTGCAATGCCACAAGGCTTAACTACATTTGTTATATTTAAAAATGTACCAAGTGGTTCATTCTTACCAATATATGTAAAAGCAGTGCATACTGATACCACAGCAACGAATCTTCTCATCTGTTATTAGGAAATGACAGGTATATATAAGATAGAATCAAAATGTAAACCAGAGTTGTGTTATATTGGTAGTTCTGTCAATATACTAAATAGATGGAGACATCATTTACGAGATTTGAGAGTTAACAAACATCGTTCTAATTTATTGCAACAACATTACAATAATTATTCAAGATCTGATTTGTTATTTTCTATCTTATTAGAATGTGAGAAGGAAGATCTACTTAATATAGAACAGGCTTTTTTAGATTCCACAAATTCTTTTTTTAATATATGTAAAATAGCGGGTAGTACTTTTGGAACAGAACGTTCTGAAGAATCTAAACAAAAAATGAAACGTGTTGTTTCAGAAGAAACAAGAAAGAAACTCAGTGAATCACATAAAGGTATATTTCCATCAAAAGAAACAAGGTTAAAACTTAGTAAAATTCATAAAGGACGTATACCTTGGAATAAAGGGATAAAAATGAAACCAATGAAGGACACACAAAAAACAAATATAGGAAATGCAAGAAGAGGTAAAAAATATCCTAGGGAGGATAAATAAGTACAGGGGATTTTTAATGTTAATCACATACTAGTATGGGAACCACTATAGGTATAGGAATTAGAATAGGAAGTGGTGTAAGTATAGGACCTCCTGCTGTCATTAATGACGGTAATACAGTAGCTTGGTTTGATGCACAGGAGAATATTACGAAAGACGGTAGTGATTTAGTTTCTGTATGGGGGGACAAAACAGGACTTGCACATCATTTACTACAAGCCACAGGCACTAACCAACCTCTTTGGAGTGCAAATGGAGTGTTGTTTGATGGTATTGACAACTTCATGAAATGTGTTGCTTTCGAGTGGAATCAGCCGGAGTTTATCTATATGGTTGCGAGGCAGGTAACATGGACAGGTGGTGATAGTTTATTTGACGGTAATGGTGTAGGTGGAGGTATGTTTCAACAAACTGTTCTTTCACCTGCGGTAAGATTATATGCTGGAAGTTATTCAACTAGTAATTCAAATTGGACTCTAAATACTTTTATGATTTTAAGATTATTATTTAATGGGCTAAATTCATCAATACAGGTTAATAATACACCTGCTATTGTAAGCGATGCCGGAGGAAATAATATGGCAGGTTCTACCCTTGGCGCAAGAGCAGACGCGGGTAATCCGGGTAACCTTGAAGTAAAAGAGATAATAGGCAGGACGTCAGCTTTGGGAGAAGCAGAGATTTACGCATATTTAGCAGCAAAATATTCAATATAAAATATAAAATTATGTTAGCAATATTTTTATCAGAAAAAAGTGCAACAGATTTCAGTAATAAAATACATGAATATCTGAAAGCAAACAGACCGGGGTATAACGCTGTAAAGTGGGGCGATCCTGTCAAATCAGACTTTGAGGAAAAGTGGCTTGTAAAAGTACCATTTGATTATCAGAAATGGCCTGTTAAATTAGTTATAAAAGAAGTTGTGGAATCAGTGCCTATTGCAGATGCAAGGGTATTTTTGAGTGCTTGGAAAACAATAATCGAACCTATTGAGATAAAACCTGTTGAAATAATTAAATAATGACAACAATATCAGAACATGTCGCGTATTCAGAAGTAATACATAGTGATACTGCTAAACGTTTAGGTATAAGTAATATTCCTAATGGTGGTCAGACAGAGCGTATTAAAACGATAGCTCATAAGATATTTGAACCATTACGTGTAGCATTGGGTGTACCTATATATATAAGTTCGTGCTTTCGTTCTGAAGCCTTAAACAAGGTCATAGGCGGTGCTAAAGGATCACAACACCTTAGCGGAGAAGCTATGGACTTAGATGCTGACAAGTACGGCAAAACAACTAACAAAGCTATCTTTGAATACATCAAGGATAACTTAGAATTTGATCAGCTAATATTAGAAAATGTTGGGGGAGATGGTACTGGCGGTTGGGTGCATTGTTCTTTTACATATAAACATCCTAACAGGAATGAGATATTAAAAATGAAAGTAGTTGATGGTAAATCTACTTATGAAAAATATATTAAAACAATAGAAGATGGCATTTAGTTTAAAAAATTTGTTAGGTAGTGCGGTAGAAAAAGTTGTTGGTAGTGTCGGTAAAGCACTCGATGATAATATTACTAACAAAGAAGAAAGGATGGCTGCTGAGAAAGCAATCACAGAAGTACTAGTCAACTACCAAACTAGTTTAGATGCTGAAGTAACCGAGAGGTTAAGTATAGATATGAATAGTGATAGTGTGTTATCTAAAAACATTAGACCTGTGACACTTATATTTACTACTTTGGTAATTAGCGCTTTAGCTATATCACATGGTAATTTTGGTACATTTACAGTAGATGCTGCTTACATAACTTTGTTTCAGTCTCTATTGATATTACAATACGGATTCTACTTTGGGTCTAGAGGAGTTGAGAAAGTTATTCAAAGTATCAATTCAAATAAAAAATAGCGGCAGCTCAATCGCCCGCTTAGTATTAATTAATAAATAATAAAAAATGAGCAGAATAAAACAAAAGAAACTTGGTAATAAAAATTATCTCGAGTTTACAAATCAGAATAATACATTAGCTACTTTTGGTTTCGATGGTACTAATTTATTTTCTTCAAGACCAGTAGTAGCCCCAGAGGCAGTAACCGAAGCCGTTACTAAAATACTTACCGCAGAAGATAGTGGAAAAACATTTTTTATCAATTCTGACAGCGGTGCTGCCACTTACACTCTACCCGCTCCAGCAGCTGGGTTGCATTTTAAATGGATTGTAACTGCTAATACAGATACAGCTACTATTATACAGACTGCTGATACTACAGACACTACTGGCGATATGCTAAGGGGTGGTTTGCTGGTATGTTCAGCTGCTGCTATCAACACTTTTGTTGAAGCTGCTGGTGATGTAAACACTCTTACTCTTGATGATAACTTAGCTAACGCTGGTCAAGGTGCTGGTAGTTGGATTGAGGTAATAGGTACAGAAGACCCAACATGGTTTATAACAGGTGTCCTTAATGGTAACACAGATGTAGACGGTGTAGGCTCCGCATTATTTACTGATGCTGACGCATAATAATTAAATAAATAAATTATGAAATTAACTATACTCCAACGAATACTTATTTTTACTATATTACCTAAAGAAGGTACATTGCTAACAATGAAATCTCTAAAGGCATTAAAAGATAAAACGGTATTTTCTGAGGAAGAAGTAAAAGAATGTGAACTCCGTATTGAAGATAATCAGTATTTCTGGAATCCTTTAAAAGATTCTGGTAAAGACTTTGAAATTACGGAAGGTGAGACACAATTGATTGTTAGTGGTCTTAAAGACCTAGACAAACAAGGTAAAATAACAGAACAGTATCTCTCTTTATGCGAGATATTTGGTATCGAATAATTAATATTTAAAGGTAGGTGGGGCAGCGGCAGCTCCTTCGCGTCCCACTTTTCCTTTATACTATAATTAAATATAAAAAATAGGCATGATCATTTTTATTTCATTAGATAACATAATCAGCGATCTTATGCTGGTCATACGTGGCAGTAAAGTAACACAAAGTGAAACGATTACACGCCGACAGATTGAGGAGTGGGTTAATGAATATAGGGCTGTACTTATAAAGCGGGACATGGATAAAGGTAAGATGCCTAATCCAGACTACATTCAGGAGATACCTGCTTTAATGTTAGAAGTTGTTGACCGTACAGAAGGTGCTGATTTAGCTTCTAACACTTATTTCATGCGTTCTAAGTTAACTGTACCTAAGACACTAGACTTAAATTTCAAATCAGGTCTTATGTACGTAGGTACTATAGACGGTAAGGAAATTCAATTTGTACCTGAAGGTAGGGCTAAATGGCAACAGTATAAAAGATTTACTTATGGTGACCCCTTAGCTTTTTTACGTAACAGTAAATTACATATCAACAATGTTACTCCAATGGAGTCTGTTACAATACGTGGTATATTTGAAGTACCTACAGAAGCTGGTAATTTTATTAATACTAACTCTGATGTTACAACATTAGGGTATAGAGATGCTTACCCAATCCCAGCTAACATGGTACCAACTCTTAAGGAGATGATACTTTCTAAAGAATTAGGGATTATGTCACAGGCTCCTAGTGATAACAAGAATGATGGTAGTAACAAGGTTTCGTTAAACGCTGAAGCTTAGTTATGAAGAAGTGCACAAATTGTGGAATTATGAAACCTCTAGATTGTTTTTTTAATTACAAAAGGTCACGTACTGGTAAGAAACCTTGGTGTAAAGAGTGTACTAAAGTAGCATCTGAGGTTTACAATAAAAAGAAAATTGAAAAAAACCCGTTTTGGTACCGAGATAGAATGCGTGAGTATAAAAAGACTAAGCCGGATATTTTAAAGAATGCTTATTTAAAAAGGGAATATGGTATAGGGTTGCTGGAATATAATTATCTTTTCGAAAAACAGTCGGGACGGTGCGCTATATGTGGTATACACCAAAGTGAAATAAGTAGGGCGTTGTCTGTAGACCATAACCATAACACTAACAAGGTAAGAGCTTTGTTGTGTACGTGGTGTAACTCTGGGCTAGGTAATTTCAATGAGAGTATTGCATTGTTTAACAAAGCTATAAGATACTTAGAATTACATAATACTGTAAGCTGTGAGTAAAAGTCATAATATAGTTCAAAACGCATATACCATACCTGATTTTTACATGGAGTATGTAAAGAAGTATCCAGAGGGACACTTATATTACTTAACATACAGAGAATACAGAGATATAACAGTAATGTTCCTAAAGCATTTAACTGGTAAAATTATATATAAATCTACTACTGTAAACTTACCTTTTCGACTTGGGACACTAGCAGTTATTAAACAAAAGCCTCTGTATACAACATTACGTAATATGGTAATGGATTGGCCGAAGTCAAAAGAGGCTGGTAAACAAATCAGACTGTTTAATGAACACAGTAAAGGTAATAGATATAGATTTTGGTGGGATAGGAGAACCTGCATTACTAATAACAAAACAGCATACACTTTTAAACCAGTACGATTCATTAAACGTGAAGTGGCTAGGTTAATAAAAAGTAGAGAAAATGATTATTTTGAAAGAACATAAATATGATTTATAAAGTAACAAGTGTTAAGAGAGTTATCTCTAAGGTATTTACGGACCTTGACTTAAAAGAAGGGGACCATAGAGTGTCTGATATGGTGGAATATGCTGGTGAGGCTGTAAAAAAAATTGGTGCTTTTCCGACGTTACTAACTAAAGTAACAGGTAAGGGGGGGTTACCTCTTTTAACGTTAACTGATTATCAGGTACAACTTCCTTGTGATTTAACTGCTATTAACCAAGTTGCATACTCAACTTCAGCTTCTGGGCCTTTCTACCCTATGGTATATGGGTCAAGTAGTTTTGATGCTGGTATACCTACTGAAGCTTCTACTACGGTACTTACAACTGTAACTGACAGTTCTTTAGTAGCACTCGCAATGGATTTGTATAATGAAACCTATGCAGTTGCACTAGCACGAATAAACAACGATGCTGTATCTAGGGCACAACTTGAAGCTTTATTAACATCTCCCAGTTCTGCAAATGCTACAAGAGATAGTGTTTCTGGTAGTGGGGATTATACTTATGTTGTAACACCTGGTTACATAAAAACAACACTAAAGACGGGCTATATAATGCTATCGTATCAAGCAGTCCCTGTTGACAATGAAGGGTATCCGATGATACCTGATGATGAGTCTTTTGAAGAAGCAATCTACTGGT